GCCGTCCTGAGTCTGACGCTTGGAGCAGAGGACAGATCGGTGCGAACGTAGCTAACTTTGACGTTTACACTGGATCATTTCTGCCCAACCTAGTTGGCGGTGCTGACCCAGCGACTACTGTTACTGGCAATCAATCATTCGCGCCTGAAGGTGGAAGCGTAAATGCTGCTACTGGTGTCGTGACTAATGTTGACTACCGCTCTGCAGATATCGTTGTGGCTGCATCTGCAGGCTACAATGTTGGTGACAAGGTAACTTTCTCTAACGCTGCTGTGACTGTTAAGGCGATTGGCCTTGATGATAAGAGCCCGACTGACCAAGCAATGACCTTCACTGTCATAGCCAAGCCTAATGCCACTACCCTCACAGTTTCTCCTAAGCCAATTGCGGCTGACGATGCTGCGCTTAGTGTGCTTGAGAAGGCCTACGCAAATATAGATACGACTATTTTAAACGCTGCTACTGTAGACCGTTTGAATATAGACGCTACTGCGAAGACCAACTTGTTCTGGGATAAGGATGCTGTCGAGGTTATGGGCGGTCAGGTTCCTGCTGAGTTGTTCAAGCAATTTGCTGGAAAGAAAGTTCTGTCTAGCACAATGGCGAACGGACAAACGATGTACATGATCTATGATGGAAACATCACGAAAATGACATTCCAGTTCCGCTTGTTCACTTGGAACGGCATCACGATTCGTAACCCATCGATGGTTGGTGTTGCTACTCGGTTCTAAGTAAAATAACTGCAGGGGGGAACTTCGGTTCCCCTTTTCAGTATTAACCGATGGTGATACATGACTACAAAATATGAAGTTATTCAGCAGGCTTACCAAGAGATCCGAATCTCTGGCATAACTGTTATTCCGCGACCTTCCGATGAAGCCCTGGCACTTGTCCGTCTAGAAAATATGATGGCCGAGTTTTTTGGCAACTTGAATTTCGATGTTCACTATAATTTTGAGAATGTACCAAACCTAAATTCTGTAACAAACGTCACAAGAAACTTTGTGTCGATGATGGCCTATAACCTAGCTGTCAGACTAATCCCTGCCTTCAACAAGCAAGTTCCACCTATTCTTTACGATCTTGCATCAACAGCATTCTCGTCATCTCTTGGGGCTGTGAAGCTGCTACAGTTACGACAGGTTCAGCCCTCTAGAAGTATGCCAAGAGGGTCTGGAAACACGAACCAGAATCTGGGTTGGAATAGATTTTCAATTCCTCTCGAACTTCCACCTACGATGCCTGGCAATCAAGAGATATTTGTTGGTGAGATTCAAGACTATTCCGAGAACTATTCAGCCTGGCTGGGCCTAAACACTATTGCCTCGTTTACTCTTGAGGTTGATCCGAGATTGACAATTATTGCCAGTGCCATATCTGTATCCGATATTACTTACACTCTTTCGGCTCCTTCTGGATCCGGTCCTGCGACTGGTCCTTGGCAGTTAGTCAAAATTACGGTGACAGACTCTGCAGGCCGAGTAGATATACGGCTTATAAATTTTGAGGTTACGACTCCTCCAGAGGTGTCATAGTGGCCCAGCTCACACTTCAGCTTCTCAAGGGAGATAAGGTTGACTCGCGTGTAGATTACCGAGACGGCCTGCCTAAAAACGTATCAGGAGTGATGCGTCCAGTTCTTGGCGTTGATGGCTACATGCTGCAACAGCCTGGCATCACTTTATTGGGCAATGGCGTTGGCGTTGACCGAGGTGGCATATGGAATGAAAGATTCGCCGCCCACTACCGACTTAGCGCAACAGACTTTATAGAGGTAAGTGCAACTGGAACCTATACTTCTTTGGGAACTATTCTTGGGCTAGATACTGCCTCTCTTCCTTACTCCTTCCAGACACAGGCTATCGTTGTCAATTTTCAATATTGGCTGTACGACCCAGTGAACTTATTGCGCCAGATTACTGATCCCGATCTTGGCGCTCCTATTGACGCCACATGGATAGATGGATACTACGTTTTCACTGATGGTGAGTACCTTTATCACACTAAAATTGCAGACGAGTCGCAAATAGATCCGCTGCAGTTTGCCACATCAGAGTTCTCGCCGGACCCTACAGTAGGCGTTGGACGTACAACTGATAACAAGTTGATAGCCTTCAATCGATACACAACCGAATACTTTTACAACCAGGCGAATGAGTTTTTTGCGTTCACTCGCATACCCTCTCGCGCTGTAAATTACGGTCTTGTAGCCACTCATGCCAAGGCAGAGATAGCGGGGCAGTGGTTCTTTCTGGGCGGTCCCAAGGAGGGTGACATATCTGTCTATGCCCTGGGAGTTGGTCAGGCGTCATCGATAGCGAGCCGTGAGGTATCGCAGGTAATTGCTCAGTACACAGAGGCCCAGTTGTCTGAGACTACTCTCGAAACAAGAATTGTTGACGAGTATTCTTATCTTATTCTGAACCTACCTAATGAGGTGCTGTTGTATAACCTAAATATTGGCGCTGCCGCAGGCAAGGAGCAGGCCTGGTCAATCTTGTCATCTGATGTAGAAACTGGCGCTAAGTGGCGCGGCCTGAATGGCATTTTTGACCCGCGAATTTCTAGGTGGGTCTACGGTGACAACCAGAGCGGAAAGATAGGATACTTAAACGAGCTAGAAGCGACCCAATACGATGTGCTTGTCGAGTGCGAGCTCTACACTCCATTTATTTATTTAGAGTCTGCTTCAGTTGATCTGTTAAAAATAGATACCATCCCAGGATTCAATACTGTAGACGATGCGACACTATTCCTGTCGATGACCTACGATGGCGTGGCCTATGGAATGGAAGTTACTCTGGACTACGGTGCGCCAGGGGCATACGGGAAAAGATTAGAGGCATACCGACTTGGCTATGTTGAAAACTGGTTTGGCTTTAAGCTGCGATGGGCATCTAGATCAAGGATGGCTTTCTCTCGCGGGGTGATCGACTATGGCTGAGGTAGAAGATAACTCGCTACGAGTGACGGCAGAAGACCTGCGGGAAATGACCGATTGGCCTGACGCTCTAGTCGAGGACTATCTGGAAATGACCAGGGCTATCTCTGCTATCACCAACGTGATTAACATTACGGTGCAGGAGGTATCTAGCGATGTCTTAGAGATTTCATCGTTGCGATCTATTGTCAACAGGCTAGAGAGAAGCCAGCAGAATTTATTACAAGGACTTGCGGCCCAGGTTGATTATTTGCCTAAAATTAATTCATTGGGGCGCGGCCAGAGTAACCTCTATGAATTGTTCTCGTCCCTAGATAACCAGCTCTCTAGGATAACGGCTAGGGTGAGGGCTGCTGCTGATGACTCTTTGGCTGAAGTTCTTGTCAAAGGGAACATAACTGGTGGAACAGACCTTGTAGTTACCTCTGGCGATTCTATTGCTGGTGCAGGCGCTATTAACATCACAGGCACGGCGGCCACTGGTGCGCTCACAGTTACTGGTGAGGGCGCGATGGATCAGCTAAACGTAGCGGCGCCAATAGTGCCATTAAACACACCAGCAGCGGGAACCGCAGGCGATGTAGCCTGGTCTTCTGGGTTCATTTATATATGTGTGGCTACAGACACATGGCAGAAAGTAGCTATGTCAGTCTGGACAATTGTTACGGCTGCTGATTTAAGCACTTACTCAGTCGGAAATGATGTAAGAAACTCGACAGGAGTAAACTTTCTTGTCTCTGCCAATGTTAAGAATTCCACAGGCACAGATTTCAGAATATTCTAAAAGGGCAGGAAAATGGCAGATTATGAATTAATAGGTTTAAACGAGGCTGGGCCTGACTTGCGAGCGCCTACTGCCGCAGATACAGGAACAGTCGCTGGTGATGTTAACGTCACAGGGACAGTCACTGCCGCTACTTACACTGGCGCGTTAGCCAGCGCAGTAACAGCTACTACACAACCAGTCTCTGATAATTCAACCAAAGTAGCTACCACAGCCTATGTAGACGCCTCCTCCGCTGCCCACGATTCCTTAGAAGAAGTTCTTGTTGTCGGCAACACCACGGGCGGCACAGACATTGTAGTTACCTCTGGAGATGTACTCACTACCAATACTATTAACGAAACCACAGCGGCCTCTGGAGTCACTATCGACTCTGTCTTGCTTAAAGACAACACGATCACCGCAACAAC